TGAAAGTGATCTCCAACTTATCTAAGAAGTTGGAGGAAGCTGAAAAACAAATGCCAAATTTTTAGATAGGGCTGAGCAAATCATAGATTTGATTCGCTTGGCCCTTAAAAATATTGGATATCATTTTCCTAGATACAAAGATGAAAATGTAGAGCTTAGAGACAACCTTGTTTATATGTGCAAGATTAAACCCCCTGGAGGCCCTGAAGGAACTTATACTTTTCCTGAAGATTGGCATGAAATCGTTAGTGATGTTCCAGAGCTTGGCGCATATTGCAAGAAGGATCGAAACCTTGACGTTTTGAAAGAAACGTTGTTCAACTTTTATAGAAATCAACGAGTTGAAGACTCAGATGATTGTGAGAGTTACTTGTTGAGAGCGAATGATTATATAATTAAGGATATGCTACCGGTTGCCAAACCTTATTGGTTTAGGACAGGAGTTATGCCGCCATTGATAGTTGCTGTAAACGAAGCTCAATATATGAACCATAAATCAAATCCTGGATACCCATGGTGTCTTGATTATTCCACGAAAGGAGAGTTCATAGAAAAGGATCTGGCTTACATGCACTTGTTGGCATGTGTTAGGATCTTATCTTGGAGGTACTTAGCAACTATAACTAGCTGCCCAATACTTTTATTGAGAGGCTTTTCTGTAGACCCAGCTATAGCAAACCTGAAGAACGAAGTGACTAAGGTCACAAAAGATCCAAGGATATTTAGAAGTGATAGCGTAATAACTGAACTAGCTACTAGATACTATTATCGAGAAGCTTATTCAATTAATAAGCAGTGTTGGGGAGTTTCTTTTTCGTGCATTGGGATAGGCATGACTAAAGACCACTCCAACAGACTTCATAGAGCTGTTGAGGGACACACTCTATGTGCAAATGATGTTCCAAAGTTTGACTCCACAGTCACTTGCTTTGAAAAACATTTAAATGCAGTTAATCATATTGTGAGGATGGGTTTAACACCTGAAGAGCCGCAGTATGAAGTTATTAGGGGTCATGTAAATGCCACATGTATTCAGCCCCTCATTCTTGCGAATGGAGAGGTTTGGATATCTAAGTACCCAGGCTGTACAAATACTGGTGAGTATAAGACAAGCCATGACAACACTGAGATTAGGGCAAGGAGATCGTACGCATCCTCATTATTAATTAAGCAAAGGTAT